AATGCGGTGTCTTCAAGAGCTTCTGCAGTCACAGTCAACGTCGCTGCGCTGACCTGATCGGTGATGTCAACAATGGTGCCGATTGCGGTTCCAATCTTGACTGTTGGGTTCGAGAGGTAAGTTGATGCTGGCATGTTTGCTCCTTAAGTTCTGATCTGATAGTAGATGATTTGTATTCGGTAGTTGTGGATTATGCGGTCTGGGCTTGGATAGCGCAATCAAGGTCGTAACACGGGTACAACGCGCCACCGATCTCGAGGCTTGACGGACGGCCAGCCATAACGATGATCGGCGAGTTGAGCACACTTGCAACAATGCTTAAGATCGAGCGGAGCACCGGCAGACCTGCAGGCCCAGACCCAATGACCTTGATCGGAAACTCAAGACGCACAATGTTGCCGTTGCCAGCAAACGTGGTGAAGTTTGGTGCGTCCAAATAGACCGAGTTTGCGACGAGTTTGGTTGCATCATTTATTACACGGAGCCCAGTTACCGCGGTCAGCGTTGCGGTGACGTCATCAATCGCTTCGTTGAACAGGTCGGTGTACGACATCAGGCAACCGCTGGACGTGGGATGCCAAGCAGCTGCTTGACGATCGGGGTCAGGCTTTGCTGTGGTGCCGAACCCATGCCGTCAAACGTGGCGTAGGTTGCCTCTATTGACCCTCTGGAGCGCCATAGGGCGGCGCAATACATCAGGGTGCCTAATGTGACGTCACCGCCTGGTGAGACGCTTAGGGAGTCGATATACGAAGACTCCTGCCTTCTGCGATAACAGAACTGGTTGCCAGCAGACACAGATTGCGTGAGCAACGTGTAATCGTCAGACGGGTTCGTAATCGTGATGCCAAGGTAAGACATAACCTGCGCGGCCGTCACCCATGTGCATACGGGGTCATACGAAACGGTGCCAGACGCGGCGACACGCTCGACATCGCTTGCGGTCTTGGCGTAAAGCACCTGGTCGGCAATTGGCACCTGATAGTCGTAGAGCAGATCGCCTTCGGTATCAACGCCTAAGAATAGATACTGAGGAAGTGCCCTTACGACATACGAGCCGTTAAAAGTCGCATCCACCGACGCAACGACGATTGAACTGCCGACTGCAATCTCGCTGGGGGTCAGGAGTTGCAGTACGGCAAAGTTGTCAATCAGGTACTTGTTAGTAACTGTGTAAGTAGCCATGGCGGTTAAGCCGCCTTTCTACTAAGCCTGGGTGATCTTGCGAATCATGCCACCGATTGCAGCAAAGGTGCTGACGTATCCATGGAATGAGAATTGACGACCCAAAACTGACGGCTGTTCAACGCTCATAAGGCCACGGATTGATTCGTAGAACTCGAATGCGTCGCCTTGGCCTTGACCAACACGGGTAATGATCATGGTCTTGGCAGCGAAGTTGCTGTCAACTACAAGTTGCAATCCGATTGGGTTGCCGTTCCATGATGTTGCAGATGCGTTGCCAAGTGCGTTCTGACCTGTGAGGCCTGCTCCGATGAATGGGAACAATGGACGCTTGCTTGAGTCCACAAGTTGTCCGAGCTGTGCCCATACGTCAACGGAAACGAACATGTGTGTCGGCATCCAGTTACGACCGCTTGACACGTCATTGGCTGCATCGTAAACGGACTTTAGGAAGTCTTCTGGAGTTCCGTCCCATACGCCTGACGAGTTTGCAGCGGCAAGCAGGTTGTCTGCTGCAAGGTTGTCCGATGCGATCATGTATTCGCCCATCAAGTCATTCAAGATCAACTGCATTGCACTTGGTGAAGTGAAATCCATGTCTTGTGCTGACAAAGTTACTTGGCCTGCAAGTGTTGTCTTGGTAACCGAATTTGAGGCAATGACCATTGTGGTTGCTGATACTGCGCCAAGTTCGTTTGCCTGTGATGCAACGCTTGTGTGCGTGGTAATGGTTGGACGGATAAAAGTTTTTGATTGTCCGCCATCTGGATAAGCGCGTGCGCCAAGTGCTTCCACGGTAGGCCTGATGAAATTTAGGTCCTGCACTAGAGGTCCAAGCACGGGTACTGGCAAAAGACCAGGTGTATCGGTCGTAAGCACATCACCTGCAGCTGCTTGCAATGCGGTTTTCTTTGATGCTGTGTATTCAGCAACAGCTTTGTTCATGTTTGCGAACGTGTCGCCACCGATGTGATAAGCGGCCATGAACTCGCCTGCGCTTGGCAATACGAATTCTTTTTTAGCTTGTGCGAAAATTGGTGCAGTAGGGATTGTTGCCTCGACTGCTGGTGCGGTTACTTCTGACATTTCTGGTTTCTCCTCTACTGGGGTTACTTCTTCATTTAACACTACTTCTTCGGGCTCTTGGTGGATACTCGCTGCGACTTTGGTGATGTTTGCGGCATCGCCAAAAGCGCCGATCGGAACTAGGGACAATTCCATCCAGTCGGCTGACTCAATGATCATTGTTCCTTCTTCGTCATACGAGAACTTGGTTGGGTTTACGCCAACCGATACTTGGTCAATGGTGCCGTCCAAGGCCATGACCAAAGCGTCATTGCCAAGCGTCGTTGCGCTGATCTTGGCGCTGAACATCATGCCTTCTTCGGTGTCCACGCGCTCGGTGACAACGCCTACTGGTTGGCTGGCATCGTGGTACATAAACAGGCGTGGCGCTTTTCCTTCAACTGGCAATGAGCCTGGGCGAAAGATCACAGCTGTGCCATCCGAAACTGTTGCCGGCACGTTGTACGGAACTGCGGTTCCAGAGATCGTGCGCTTTGGTGCTTCGCCGATTGCGGCGTCAACCGTAAATTCTCCTGCGATTAACTTAATCATCGTGCTAACTCCTCTTGAGTGTTTTCTCTTACAACTACTTCTTCATTGTCCATGCGATCGGCCATAAAGTTTTCTTCTAGGTATTCATCGGCGTCAAACTCGACGTATGTTCCGCGCGGTAGCACGTTGTCCATTGACAATGCGCCAGCAATTGCGTCGGCATACAATTTCACTCCAAACAAGTACAGGTCTGCGCGCGCTTGCTGTGACGACTGGTATGAGTAAGCGCCAGTAGCAACGCCGACCAAATATGGTGGCACGTTTGCCAAGCGCGACATTTCCAGCGCCTGATATTGCGACGCCTCAATCAAAAGCATCTTGTCAGGTGTGCTGTTTGTTTCCGTGTATGTCAAATACTCGTTTAACGCTGCAGTCTGGTTAGTTGCTCGAGCGGCATTAAACGCGCTAGCCAAATCAGCCAACTCTTGCGCGCTAAGTGGTTCGCCACCAGTTTGTTTAAGTACGCCGGCAGGAATGCTTGACGATGCGTTGCGGTTGCGCGCTGCTTCAAGTTTTAGCGCAGTTTCAATTGCGCCTGGTGCCGAGTAGATCAGGCCTTGTGCTGGAGACAAGAATTGCACAAGATTTGCTGGGTCAATTTCTCCGCCTTGGAAATACACCTGTGACGATGGAGCAAACCACACAGGGCCAGCCATGTCGGTAGTGGTAATTGAGCCTGCTGGCAGTCGAGTAAACGTGGCAGGGTATCCGTCGGCGGTGCGTGAGGTGATGTACCAAAACGCGCGCCCAAACATCATAAGATCATCAAGAGTCCAGCTCATAAGGAACTGAAACGAAACTGTTGGGTCTGGTCGGCGTAACCATGAACGTGGAGCGATGTAAATCTTTTCCATTTCTTCGCCGTTCCAAAACTCGTTGTATGAGCGAAGATTCATTGAGCCAATTACCGATGCCATGAGATCGCGCGCACGGTTGATCGTTGGGACGCTGATCGCCGCGTTACGCGCTTCGCCTTCGCGGTAGGTGTAGTACTGGCCGATCATGTTCACGCCAACATTGGACGACGAGTAGCCAGGAGCAAAACCGCCTGCAGCTGCAGCCTTGCTTGGCGCTGGGCTTATTGCTGCTTTTTTGGTTTTGTTAAAGATCGCCATGTTCCTACTTTGTCATATAAGTGGCAACCGCGCATGACTTATCCGATTCCGACAAAAGGCAAGGTGCGCGGTCGCCGCGTTTATCTTAGTTATTTACCGCGACAAGCATGGGTTTACCCGAGTTGACTGGACGGGCACACATGCCAATACCCCAGACCATCGTTCGCGCTAATTCGATAGGCCCTGGACTCCGCTTACTGGACAAAACTATGGTGTTATCCGTGCGTACCGCAACCGCGCGCTGGACATGTTCGGCAAGCAGTTTTTCTCCTGTGTGTAACAGTCGCGCTTCGGCAATCATGTTTTTGGCAAGTGGTGTAAACCGTCCTAGTTCGGCATAGCCAACGACGACTCGGCGGCGCTCAATGTTCGGTGGGCAGGTTGCGTCCACGGTTGGCGACAGGGCAAACCTGATCGTGGGGTCTTTGGCAAGTTCCTGCACGTTCTCCCAGAGTTCTGTGATTGACTCGGCGATGAATGCCACGGTGACAAGCACACGACCGTCTGACAGGTTGACGCATCTGGTTGCGCTGTATCGGGAGTCGTCCAGCGAAGACTCGATCGCCACGACCCCACCGCTAGGTACATCACCTGTGTATTCCAAGGACGGCCAACGCCCAGGCTCAATCCATCCGCGCACAACACTCACCCAAAGGTTTAGGGATGCGCGCAAGAACGATGCACGATCGGGGTTTGTGGATTCTTGTTTGATGGTGTCCATGTCCAGCGTGTAACCGAGCGCGGGATTACCCCACGCCCATGACGCAGGATGCAACGGGTCAAGGCTGGGGTCTGGGCTCCACTCGGCCATGTACATCGTGGACGGCTCACCTTTGTCAATGGCTCGAATGCCAGCCTCACGCCAACGCTGAAACAACACCGATTCTTCCGTGCCAGCAGTACTAAAGAAACAGGCAAGCGGATTTTTTCTAGCGCGCTGTGCCGGCAACAAACCGCCCTCAACCGAGTCGGGGTTGACGTCAAACAACTCGTCAACGATCACAAGGTCAATGCTCATACCGTGACCCTGATTGGGCTTTAATGCTTTGACCCACCACTTGCTGCCGTCTGGCATCGTGGCTTGATAACGACCGTAAGACTTGACAATCTTGGCGCCGTAATACTCTTCAAGAATTGGTGACAGATCATCAAAGAGCAAGCACGCAAGATCTAGTCTGTGCGCGCCAGATACCACGGTCTGTTTACCGCCACGTATCTTTGGCATCTCTACAAGCCAAAACAAGATGAGCGCCTGAATGATTGTGGTCTTACCGTTCTGACGCGCAACCGAAACAAGGCTCGAGCGATGCACAAACTTGTTATCAGCGTCAACCGCCAGCATTCCTTCAAGAGCATGTATTTGCCAAGGCATCAAATCAATCTGCAGCACCTTCTTAGCCATGTCCCCCACAAGTCCAGCTAGTGAGCCGGCATGATCTGGAACCATCGTTTCCAGTCTCGGCTGGTCATGGCCAGTTGGCGCTGGTTCAGGCTGGTTCGGGCTGGTGGCGACAAAATGATGGA